ATAACAAATCTCAAATTACCTTCCAACAATTCTTTATAAATCAATTCCTTTTGTTGTTCACTACAATCGTCAGAACAAATAATTCTTGATAGTTCTCTTTCCCTCTCGGGAGTCATCACTTTAATTTTACGGATGTCTTTAAGATACATTTGTATCTCATCTTGGTTTAACGGATTAACCGAGTTTACGAATTCATTATTTTCCATTTGCATATTTTTCAAGTTGTTGTTTCTCTTTTTTTGACAGTGCTTTCATACCTTTATCTGTAATCTTGTCCAAAATCTGGTCCAAAGATATAGATTTTTCTTTCTTATTCCTACTTTTAATTAGTTCAATCTCATTATCCTCATCATCTTCGTCCGTATCATTAAGAATATCCATATCATCCTCATTCATACTACTCATGAAGTATTGAATAACACGGTCTAATTCTTCCTCACGCTCTTTTAAATCTGTAATCATAGGATTTTCAGGTTTTTTCAAATCACTTTCTAAATCAAGAACGTAACCAATTACTTCATCAGGACCATAAGCAGACATTTTGTCAGTCTTTTCCATTAAAAAGTATTGGTCAACCATACCAGCCAGATTCATTCGAATAAATTCATTAAGGTCTGCAAAGTCAACATCTGTTTTAAAATGAACAACAACCCCATAATCACCATAAATAAATTTTAGATATTCATTTGATATAATTGGTGACAACTCCCCCAATAGGTTGTTAATGTATTTTTCACCATTTTCATAATCTCCGTAAAGAAATAGCATGTAATGTGTTTCTTCTGTACTCATTCTTTTTTTTCCTATTATACTTATATTTATATGTAAAATCAAATTCCAATGAAAAAATTTAAAATCACTGAAACTGAGTTGACAAAGTTAATACAAAAATCTGTATTAAAAAAACTAAATGAAGGAGAATTTTCAGTAGAGCCACAAATACCAATGACGAAAAGAGAAAAAGAACTAGAAGGTACATTTGGTTCTTATGGTGGTGAAATACCTGTAGATGTATTAAGATACATGAGAAAAAATCCTAAACTTATTATGAAAAGATTATTTGATATCTATGGTGAAAAGTTAATGGATTACATTCCATTCCCTGAAGATGAAATTGTTACATCAGACATTGATGTGATGACAGAAGAAGAAGATGAAGTAGAAATAGAACAAGAATACCCTGTTGATGAGTTTGATTTTGAATTGGATGATTCTGATGTAAATGATATTATGTCTAAAAAAGGACCGATGAGAAGATTTAGAGGTTCTATATATGTTGATGGTTTAATCCCTGAAACAGACAATAAGGATTATGATAGAAAATTGGCTGTTAAGATTTTAGAAAACTACGCTAAAAAATTACCAACCGCAGAATCTTATGTTGGTGGTGTTGGATTCAAACAAAGAAGTTTATTAGACCCATATGATAATATGGATTTCTAAATAAAAATATTTTAAAATAAAAACCCACCTTTCGGTGGGTTTTTTTATTCCTTAACCTTAACTTCCAAACTCTTAAATCTTCCGAAACCATTAAAATTTCCTTTAGAAATCCAAAGAGTTTCATATGGGAGGACGTACTCCACCTTACTTCCGTCCTCCCTTGTAATCAAAACAATACACATCACACCAACTCCATTTTTTCTTCGTTCATAACAAAAGCCATACTATCCCAATTTTTGGCGTTTACCGCGTTGTATTGATATTGACTGTAAAGTTCGGTGTTGAACCACAAAGAGTTAATAGTTCCAACCTTCAAACCTTTCAAGATATCCTCATCAACCAACTTTATTTTCTTACCAACACGAGCAAACACAGTAAGCCAATAATTTGAACCTTCAGGTTTGAACTCCACAGTTTGAAGTGCTCCTTTGTTAAACCATCCCAAAACCTGACTTGGGTTTTCTGAGAAAGTATCGTTGGCGTGTTGGTTAAAATCTACTGTGGTCATGAAACCAGCTTTAACTTTAACAACTGCACGGAACTGACCTTTACGTCCGCAGATGAATTCAGTGGTATTTAGTCGAGAGATGTTGATGATGTTTTCCATAGTTGTATCGTTTTAACAATACAAATATACTACACTCTCTTGGAATATCCTACTACTTGGTAAAAATCTTTTTTACCATCACAGTAATCCAACACTAACTGAAGTAGGGTTTTGAACATGAATGCACCTGTGGTTTGTTTTTCACATCGTGTAAACAATTCAATAAATGCCGTCAGGGTATCCATGTTGTAATATCCGTGACCGTTTAGTTCATCGTAAACACGGTCCAACTCATCCTTTGACTGTAGTTGATAGTTGTTTCTTTCTTCTACTGTTTGAAATGGGTTCATCTGGTCGTACTTATCCAACATATTATATACAAACCCACGAACCAATCCTTTATTGTGTTCACACTTAACCAAAAGGTCCACAATCCAATGTGTATGAGAAGGTGTTCTCAATCGTTTACCAGGTTCTTTGTACTTTACAATGAAGTCTAAGTCAGGATTCTCACCTCGAAATCCCTGATAGATTGCAATGACCGTTTCATCGTTCATTGTGTAATGTTTGAGTGGTGCGTAACGAACATCACTTCCTTTTTGTTTATAAGATAAATCCATTTTATTAATCATTAAAATTTCTAGCAGTTTCTTTAAATCTTGAACAGTCTCCACTCTCAATACTCTTTCTAATGTGACAGATTCGACAATATGTTTTTACATTCTCAGGTACGTTATTGAAGTGGTCACCATCAATATGGTCCAAATCAAAACAACCAATTTCAAAACCCACCCAATCTTCTTTTGATGGAACAGGACATTTAAATCCTAAGTGCCCATCAATGTTTTCACAGTAAGTTTTTTTGTGTATTGTGACACCTTCTCTAATTAAACCCTTTTTTCGGTCTGTTTGACAACGAGAACATTCACTTTTGAATGACCAGTTTTTCCATTCACGTACAACAACAGGATTATCACACCCATCATTCACACATGTGGGTAATTGATATCCTCTATCGAAGAATTTCTGTTTCTGTATTTTGGATAGGTCTGACATTCTTTTGCTAATATAAACAAAAAACGGGAACTTACAAGTCCCCGTCATAAAAAATCACCTCAACACCACTTTCTTCAAACATTTGTTTACTTCGTAACGCATGTTCATCCCAGTGTTGTCGGTTTCGTGTTGTATCTTCAGTCTTACAATAGATTCTTTTAATCCCTGAACTGATAATCCCACGAGCACAATCACTACAAGGAATACCACAAGTCAAATACATAGTAGTATCACGAAGACTTACACCTATACGAGCAGCATTATAAATCGCATTACGTTCTGCATGTTCAAACCAGTAATACTTCTCAGGTCTTACCTGACGTTCTTCAATATCATCATTGATACCACGAGGAAATGAGTTATACCCTGTGGATACAATCTCATTATCTTTCCCCACGATTACCGCACCAATTTTTGTTCTACGGTCTTTTGATTTCTCTTTTACCTGTTCGGCAATACTCAAAAAATATTCAGTCCATTTCATATCATATAATCTTCAAGAAAATTTTGAAATAGGTTATTAGGTTTTTTTTCCAACCACCCTGTAATAATATATTTTACCTCATTAGGACCAGGTGAATTACCTCTATGTTTATGTGTCCAAAGAGCTGGTGCTATAATAAGTTTACCCTCTTCAGGTTTTATTTTTTCTTGATTGAACATAAATTCCGTATGCCCACCTTCAATACTGTTTAGATAATATATAAAAAACAACTCTCTATCTGACGTATCACCACCTTCATTTTCATAATGCCACGCATAATAACCTTCATTATCTACATATCTTTGCATTTGTAGATGTGGTTTATGATTACCAGTTACACCAAAAAAACTATGAGCTGTTGAGACTAAAGATTCTGTTGATGAAAAGTCTCCCGTCATAATCATATAGGGATTATCTTTAATATAATCCACTATATTATGTAAAAGATTCTCCATCATATAATCATAAACATATCTCCAATTAGGGTTATCTGTGTGATTATGTATCATGAAATCGGTTGATGCTTTTACATTCTTTTTAACACCCCCGCTTGTTACTCCCTCCATTAAATCAGCCTCACCCTCAAACCATTCAATTATGTTTTTACATAAATCAGGTGGTAATTGATTATGGTATTCTTTTATCAAACTATCTTTCATATTAAAAATGTTCTACGTGGTATAATTTAAAATCGTGGTTACTATTCATCCTTAAAACAGGATATGGAAAATCAAATAATTCACTTTTATCAAAATATGTTATAATCTCACAACCATATTTCTGACGTAATGTTGATACTTTATTTTCTAATTTGACTATATCGGGTACTTTACCAAGTTTGTTATCAAAAGTTGCAATTAATAATACCTCAGAATTTTTCAAATCATTATTAAATACACCCACCATCTCATGTCCATTCCAAAATTCAATTCTCCAATTACCAAACTCATTTGGGTATGCACCCCAACTAAAAGGGTGGATATCCATTTCTCCAATGTACTTATCATCACAGAACCACTTAACAGTATATGGTGTGTCACCAATTAGACTAACCTTAGCCATCGGTCCAAAAACACAGTTCGCACTGTTATTATCGTTTATAGTATAAATCATTGTATTACTTTTGATACATTATTATCTTTTTCAATTTTGATAATACCGTCCGACCATTGACTTAGCATTGGGTTGTGAGTAATAATCAGAATCTTATCAAAGTACGACTTAATCTTTACGAAGAACTCGTACACCATTTCCAAATTATCATTTGAAATCTTACCGAACACCTCGTCAAACACAATGACGTTTGGTTTTGGTAATGAACAAACTTTACTCAAGACTGCACGAAGAGCTAAAGAAGATATTGTTCTCTCATATCCTGAACCCGATGATATCAACTTTTCTATTTGTGTTTCATTATCTATCTGTATGAACTCAACTTCATTCTTATCATTGATTCTAACTTCAAGTTTAAACTTGGCAGAATCAGATAACAATCGTTGTAGTTCAGAATTAATCACCGGCATCATTGTCTTCATAATCATCTTACTAATACCGTTCTTACCAAAGATGTCTAAATATAATTTATAAATTTTCTCTTTCTCGAACTCTTCGGAAATCTGAGTAATTTTGTTATTGTTAGATTCAATCTTTTCTTGACACTTCTCAATCTGATTGTTTAAATTCTGAACACTTAACATGTAACCTTCCTTCTCTCTTTTGAGTTCGTCCAATCTCATGTCAGCCTTCATTAAAGTTTCGTCAATCTTTTTGTTTTCCTCTAACATTGTTTGAGCCTCTTTGTACTTACGAAGTTTTTCTACCAACTCTTTCTTCTTAAGTTCTAAAGACTCCTTTTGTATTTCATACTTTTCTTTAATTAACTTATTTCTTTCGTATTCATCAAAATCTTTTTTAAGTTGAACGTATGTCTTTTCTTCTTTGTCATACGCCTCCAACATAATAACTGAATGACTTAACTCAATATTCAAATCATTGAACATTATTTTCTTTTTGTCAGTATATTCTGATTGAGCCAATACAATACCACAATATTGACATTGTAATCCTCCATCAAAACCTTCCAACTCTTCTTTAATATCTGCAATTTTTGATTGCAATGAACCTACCTTAACTTTCATCTCTGAAAGTTTTTCCTTAACCTCATCATGTTTGTCTTCATGATAATATTCTTTAGGTTCAATGACTTTTATTTCCAATAAGTCAGCTTCAGTCCTTACAATCTTTACGTCAAACTCATTGATTTCAACTTCAAGATTTTGTGGTTTTAAAGTAATAAGTTCTTCATCTAATCCTGTATGTTTCTTTTGGATTAGTTCGTCTCGATAATCTTGCCCTTTCTTAATTCTTCCTTCCACATCAACTAATGACGTTTCGTGAATTTTAATATTCTCTTTGTAGGTTTTTATATTCCCATTAAGTTCTTCAATCTCTTGTTTTAATGTCTCAACATTATATATGTTGGACAACATCCCTTTTGAGAATGTGGAGTATAACTCTTTTCCTGTTTCTTCTTTTAATTTAAGAGAGTCTAATCCCAAGAATCGAGAAAGTACTTGACCTCGAGCGGTTGGTTTTGCATCAATCAATTCTTCTAAGTTGGTTGCGGTTGTAAGAATTGTCATCAAAAAATCTTCCATTGTCCCGATGGAGTTTTTAATGAATGACTCAGTTTCTCTTCGTTGTTCACCAGTGAAGTTCTGTAAAGAACCGTCAGCAAGTTTTTTAAAGAAGTCTAACTTGGTTGAAACATTATATTCGTCCCCACTTCTTTTTAACTTACGTTCAACATTCCTTACCAAAACATAATCTTCACCGTCAATTGAAATTTCACCCTTTACACTCACCTTGTCCTTGTCTCTAAATCTATTAAAGATTTCTTCTGCCTTACTTGATTTGGTTGTGGTGTTAAAGAATAAGAACAACAAAAGGTCCACAGTCAATACTGTCTTACCACCAAAGTTTGGTGGGTTTGACTCAACAGTACTGATACCTTTTACCTTCTCAAAATCTAAGACTTGATTGTCACCAAAAGATAGAAAATTTGAGAATTCTATCTTTTTGATATACCATTTTTTAAATGGAGTAATTTCAGTTTTATCCGCAGAAATCTTATCTTCAACAACTTTATCCAACGCCATTATTTGGTCCTTTAAAGAATCTAATTCTCTAGTTTCCAAATATTTGGATATCAGTTCTCTTTGATAGTTTTCATCCAATATATTAACCGACACATCCACAGACTGCTGTTCCTCACCTTCTGTCTTAACCTTTGTAATAACATTTACATTCTTTGATTTGTATTTGTTTTCAAAGTAAGACTTAACTCGTTTGATTCTTTCAGTTGTAAAATTTTCTGGTACATCTTCCCAAACCACTTGTATGGATGGATTTTGAAGTTGTTCCACATTTAAATTGTGTGACATTCGTGTATAGTTTAATTCTATTGGTGGATTAAATAAATCCATTACCCCAAATTAAGGGTAGTATTATCAGAAGTGTTTTCAACTTCTTCTGTTGATGCTTCTTTTTCAGCACGGAGCTTTTCAATCTCCTTCATAATTTCTTCATTCCAAATGTTAGAAATTTTTTGTCGTTCATCTACGACTTGTTGTTTTCTACGCTGAATTCTCTTGTTGTGGGCTTTCTGACCCCCTCTTTTTTTAGACTTTGGCATAATTATAATTAAAGTTTTACTATGAGAAATATAATAACAAAATTGATGAATAACAAGCTAGTTAAGTTAATATTTTCAATAACTATCATATTAGCATCAATCCCATCTATTATACAAGATTTTGAACAACCTGTCAATGGGTGGACACATTATGGTTTATTATTAGTAGGAGTTTCTTATTTTTTAGAATCAGTATTATGGGTTTTAGACATATGGAAGAAATAAATGAATTTAAAAAACAAATCAAGTTGATTGAGAAATACATCGATGAAGATTCGTTTCCATTCAGCGCTCTTGAAGTTCATAAATTCAAATCCAGTATGTTAAAATACAAACTTGATAACCCAGAAGACAAACAGATAGACACCCTAATCCAAATCATGGAATCTTTGGATACTGTTCACGAGAGAAAACAAAATGAAAAAATTAACCATAGACTGAACCTACTTACGGTTTGGTCCACCATTTTCTTACCCCTTTCATTTTTCACAGGCATGTGGGGTATGAACTTTGATGATGTACCTTTGATTAGTGATGACAAAGGATTTTGGATTTTCAGTTCACTGTGTATCGTTACTGTAATGAGTATGTGGGTCTATTTTAAAAGGAATAGATGGTTTTAGTTCTTTAGGTAATAGTCAATTATATCACCCAAACCACCTTCAGAAAACCCACCCATAATCATAACGTAAACCAGGTAAATCCAACCTAAAAAAAAATGGATAGTACCCCAAATTACAGAACCATTATAGTACCAACTAACAAACAACGCCATTATTCTAAACAACAAACGGTAGTCTGTTGGAAACAAATGTTGTTTTGCAATACCTTTTAATTCTTGTTCGTTTTCCATTATTTCTTTTCAAACCATTCAACAATCGCATTGATTGCCCATACCCCACCTGACGCTAACATACCGTCAAAGAATACTCCAAGTGCTGGATGGACACCCATGTAATTAACGAATGGTGACCACATAAAACTCATTGTAAATCCAACCCATGTTGAGGTACACATCATACAAGATATAAGTCCTGATATAAACTTACCTATACCGCTAAAATACATTAGTGGGTTGTTGCCCCATCTATGTATGGATTGTCTAAAATTTTCAAAAATACTTCCGTAAACTATTATTTGGCTCGTTCCGTAAGCCGCTATTAACCATGCTAAAAGTGTTGTCATCATTTGTATAAATTATCTCCTAAATTTGATGAGGTTGTTATCTTTCCTTTTTGTGGACCAACCATCGACTTTAATTCTACGATATTATTTTCTAATAGTAAAATGTTTTCTTTTTTTTCTCTAAGTTCAGTTTGAAGTTTTTGGATAGTTTCTTGTAACATTTTAACCTTATCCATATCTTTTGTTATTGTCTTTTCAATAATCTTTTCAACTTCAACCTCTTTGATAATCTCAACGGGAACTTCTTTTATTACTTCCACCTCTTTGATAACCTCAACCTGAACAGGTTCTTTACTTTCTAATTCATCTATTTTGCGTATATATTCAGATATTTGCGTATCATACTGTATCGATTCTTTTTGGAAATTTTTTTCCATTTCTTCCATCTTATTGGAAAATTCTCGTAACTCTTTGGTTAACTCCTTGTTCTTAGTAGAAAATTTTTCTTTGTCTTTTTCTAATTTGGTAATCTTTGATGTGAGTTCCTTTTTTTCTTTTTCCAACTCACTTAGTTTTTGAGATAGTTCATTTACCTGTTCATCATCTGTTATATAAACTTCTTTCTCTACAACAACTTCAATAGGCACTTCAACCTCTTTAGTTACAGTCTTTGGTTTCTTCTTAAGGTCTTTTTCCAATTGTTGTATTTTTAACAACAGTTCATTTATCTTTTTAGTATTCTCGACCTCAACAACTTTTTCAACTTCTTTAATTATTTCCTTTTCGACAATCTTTTCTACTTCTACGGCCACCTCTTTTATAACCTCAACCTCCACAATCTTTTCAACAGGAACTTTTTTGGTAACTATCTTTTCTACAGGTACTTCTTTGATTACTTCGACTTCAACAATCTTTTCAATAGGTACCTCAACTTCTTTAATAACCTCAACAATCTTTTCAACAGGAACTTTTACCTCTTTAATAATTTCTTTTTCTACAATCTGTGGTGCAGACGTATTTAACAGTCCATTCTTTTCTATTGAATACCCTTTTATAAAACATTCTTTGAAGAACTTTTCCGTATCTTCAATTTCATTTAGTTTACAAAACTGGTCTATATCTTTCCAGAGTTTGTTATCTAAATCAATTATTTGTGAGTTTTTCGATGCCATGTTCCAAGTCAGTTATATCGGTAATCTTGAATTTAAGGAACGGACGATAGTTAACCAAATCTACCGTTTCGTACTTATCCTCATCTATAGTATAAATACCGTAACCATGTTTATTGATACTTTCACCAAAGTTCTGTTGAATTGTTGAACCAATCATATAAGCCTTCTTTCCACCTGGAATATCAAATATTTGTCGTTTATGTATGTCACCACACAAAACTAAGTCACAACCATTAAACCTATCGGTGTCGTAACCTTCATCAAACTTATAACCAATGTCCGTACTTAAACCTTGTACAGGACCATGAAATAATCCTATTTTGATGTTATCGGATTTTTCAATCGTTGGTGGTATATTATGATTAGTCAAAGAGTAAACAACCCAATCAATATTCTCGTCAGTATATACACCCGAATCTTTGTAATAAACAATATTAGGATTTTCTAATGAATTAATAACAGGTGATAATGCATCAACTCTTGATAGGTTATTCTCTAAGAAGTCATGATTACCAATTATCAAAACTGTTTTTGCTATATTAGCACACTCAGTTAAAATCCAAGCAACAAATTCAATGAGTTCGGGTGTCATTTGATTTTTACTGTGAACCAAATCACCAGTAAACACAATGCGGTCAGGCTTTATTTCTTTAAATTGTTCTAACAT